ACGGGTATGCGCGATTAATCCGCGTCATGGACTTACTACAGTTGAAAGTTAACACAGCTAAGAGCTATGTCAACGGTCACTTCCGTGAGTCCTGCGGCGTCGATGGCTATGGAGGTTACGATGTAACCCCCGTGAAACCAAAGACGTTAATCGCAGACAGCCCGGCATCATGCCAGGCTCTCGTTGACAATTCCAACAACCTCTTTAGTAAAGGGTTATGGTATGCCGCAGAAAGCCTTAGAGCCCTCCTTCCTCCACGTTTACGACGTGGAATTAGGATCGTGGGCAAGCGTGATGCTGGGTTCGCCGGTCTCACCTCCTTTGTTGGAAGCGATGAATCTCATCTTGCAAAAAGATGGAATTCTCGCCTACATCGCTACGAGGTCAGAGTTTGGACATTATCTGTCCGAGCTCAAACAAGAGACAGGCAAGGATTTTCGGCATTGCTGGACTTCGTTGCCAGCAAGCACAATCATGAGCATGCTCGGATTGTGTCTGAATTCCGAAAATCCCAGAAAACCAATATTGGTTTTCTATGGGAGCCCCTTAACCATAGCGCTCGCTTCAATGATCTACCAGAAGACACACGACGATAGGGTCGGTATTCGTTTGAAGACCGATCATCTCGTCAACAATAGCTGCTATCTCTTGCAAGTGCATGAGCTAGAGGCTATTGGTGTGTACAACAGTATGCTCATTGAAGCGTCTGAGCACTATGAAGCTCTCTCCTACTTGGAGGTATCGTCTCATGATAAAGGTGACGAAGAATCAAGCGAGAGTATACGTAAAGATACTCATGATTCTTTACAAGAATCATAAAGTAGCTATACGTGAATCACTACGGCTATTCGTAACGAATAACCGCGATGACCTCTCTCAAGATTGTATCGTTTACCTGAACCAGGTGATTGATACCCTTGGGTAGGTCTTAGAAATGGAGAATACCATGTCTAAGCGATATGTTGACGTCACTAAGAAGGTTCTCAACGAGGTTGACGCTGGTCAGATGATCAGCGGCATCCTAGCGTCCATGCGTAAGCGTGAGCGCAGATTCCCTCATTATGGGACGTATCGTTTCGATACTAAGCCCCATGATAAGTGGTATCGCCAAAAGGTCCGTGAGCTTTTCTATAAATATGAAAAGCAGTGGAAC